CCGCCGCTCCGGCGTCAAGCTGCCCGACACACTGCGCGAGCAGTTCCAGCCTGCCAGCGTAAAGGCGGGCGTGCTGGCTGGCGCGACGTACCCAGCCGACACCTACACCGACCATCGTACCGGCAAACAGGTCGTTGACCGCCGCGCCGGTATGCCGGTGGCAGCTATCGCCCAGGCGCTGGAGTTCGGCCATGGCCAGAACCATCCGCGACCCTTCATGCAGTCGACCTTCGTCGCGCAGAACAAGGCGTGGTCGCGCGGCCTGGTGCAGATGCTCAAGGCCGGCGCAGCCGCCGACACGGCGCTGCGCACGATCGGTCTGCGCATGGCCGAGGACATCCAGCAGACGATCCGCGACTGGCCGGCCGACAACAGCGAGGACTGGGCGGCCGTGAAGGGCTTCAACGCCGGCCTAAAAATGACCGGCCATCTGACCAACAGCATCGACTCGGCGGTCGTCTCGGCTTCCGGCGAGTACGGTGAGGAACCCTCCTGATGCCCATGAACCTCCACCGCATCGTCCGTGGCCCAATTCAGCGCGTCAACCGCGACCAGCCCGGCACTATCTACGTGTCGACCGGCAAGACGATGGCCGGCGGCATCTCGACGCCGACCTTCGCGCCGGTGACCGCGCAGCTGCAGGTACAGTCGGCTAGCCACGAATCGCTGTACTACCTCAACGGGCTGCAGGGGTCCAAGGCGATCAGCATCGTCTACGCCTACGGCAACTTCTCTACGGTCAATCGTCCGTCCGGCAAGGGCGGCGACCTGGTCGTGGTCGGCGGCCGCTGGTGGGCCATCCAGAACGTGCTGGAAGGCTGGGACGATCTGGGCAACCCGGAATGGTGCAGCTTCTCCATCACCCAGCAGCTCAACGCTGCGGACCTTGACGCCCTGCTGGCGCAGATCCGCAACGGCAACGTGCCGCCACCGCCAGGAGGCTTGCCGTAATGGCCGCCGCGACCCTCTCTCCGAACGAAGACCAGACCTTCGACGCCCTGTTCCGCTGGGTGACCAAGGTGCTGGACCTGCCCTACGACACCGAGCAGGTCATCAAGGGTTTCCAGAACCTGACGGCCACGCCGACCGGCAGCTACGTGGTGATCTCGCCCGGGCTGATGCAGCGCCAGGACTTTGGCCGGCGCTACTACGACCCGGACAACGAGCAGGCCGTGCAGCAGGCGCACCTGACCTACAGCTACCAGGTCGATTGCTACGGCGCTGCGGGGCCGACCTGGGCCTCGGTCCTGTCCGCCGCGTGGCGCTCGATGTGGGGCGTGGACAACATGCTCCCGCCGCTGTTCACCCCGTTGTATGCTGACGCGCCGCAGCAGCTGAACATCGTCAACAGCGAAGGTCAGTTCGAGCAGCGCTTCATGATCCGCCTGTTCGGCCAAGTCAACCAAGATGTCGGCCTGCCGCAGGATTTCTTCGACCAGGTCCAACTCGATTCCATCACCGTCGCCGACCAGCTACCATAGGCGAAACCTTGCCCAGGAGGCAGAACCCGTGAGCAACATCCCCATTTCCCAGATCGTCCAGATCAACCCGCGGGTGATCGGCGCCGGCGGCGCGCAAGGCTCGCTCGACGGCATGCTGGTCACCCAGTCCGCCGGCGTGCCGGTCGGCCAGCTGCTGACCTTCTTCAACGCTTCGGACGTGTCTGACTACTTCGGCCCGGCCTCGCCGGAATACGCCGCGGCGCAGGTCTACTTCGCCGGCATCATCGACGGCGGCCAGCAGCCGGCCAGCCTCAACATCGGCCGCTTTGCTCTGGACGCCACGGGTGCCGCGGTATTCGGCGCCACGCTCAACCTGTCGCTGGCCCAGCTGCAGGCGCTGTCCGGCGTGCTGACCGTCACCACCGACACCGCGCGCACCTCCAGCACCATCAACCTGTCGGCCGCGACCAGCTTTGCCAACGCCGCCAGCCTGATGACTGCCGGCTTCACCTCGCCGGACTTCGCCATCACTTACGACAGCCAGCGCCAGCGCTTCGTGCTGACCACCACGGCCACCGGCGAAACGGCGACCGTCTCGGCTGTCACCGGCTCGCTGGCCACCGGCGTCGGCCTGTCGGCCGCTTCGGGCGCCTACCAGCAGGCCAGCGGCTCGGCGGCTGACACCGCCGACTCGGCGATGACCCGCCTGGCCAACCTGTCCGGCAACTGGGGCATCTTCACCACGGCGTGGGCTGCGGACGAGGATGATCGACTGGCGTTGGCCGCATGGACCAGCGCGCAGCAGTTCCAGTTCATCTACGCGCCGTGGGACACCGATGCTGCCGGTCTGACCGCCAACAACCCGGCCAGCTTCGGCAACATCGTGCACGCCACGCCGTACCAGAACGTCGTTCCGGTCTACGGCCAGCTGGCACACGCCGCCGCGGTGCTGGCCTGGGGCGCTTCGACCAACTTCCAGGCGATCGAAGGTCGCACCACGCTGGCTTTCCGTCAGCCGGTCGCAGCCATCGCCGACCAGGTCTCCAACTTGGCCGATGCTTCGGCGCTGCTGTCCAACGGCTACACCTACCTCGGGTCGTATGCCTCCACGGCCAACACCTACGCGGTGTTCTACAACGGCGCGGCCGCCGGCCAGTTCGAGTGGGCCGATACCGCACTGGGTCAGATCGCGCTGCGTCGCAACCTGCAGCAGGCACTGTTCGAGACCCTGCTGGCCTATCGCTCGCTGCCCTACAACGCCGAAGGCTACAACGCGATCTACCAGGGCGCGCAGGACGTGATCGGCCAGTTCGTGCAGAACGGCGTCATCCGCGCTGGCGTGACCTTGAGCGCCTCGCAGCGCGCGGTGATCAACTCGCAGGCAGGCTTTGACATCGCAGGTCAGGTCTCCGACCTGGGCTGGTACCTGCAGGTCACCGACCCGCTGACCACGACCGTGCGCACCGAGCGCGGCTCCCCGACCGTGAACTTCTGGTACTGCGATGGTGGCAGCATCCAGAAGATCGTCGTGTCCTCCACCACTGTCCTGTAAGGAGGACCGATCATGGCTGCAACCCTTACCGTCGCCAATTCGTCCATCATCCTGACGGTCGAAGGCCTCTACCCGAACGGCGTACCGATCACCGGCTACGCCGCCGACAACGTGTTCGAGTTCGGCGCCGTGGAGAGCAAGGAGCTCTCCATGGGCATCGACGGCAACTACTCGGCCGGCTTCGTCTACAACCCGATCCCGTTCACCCTGACCCTGCAGGCCGACAGCCCCTCGGTCGAGGTACTGGAAGAGATCTGGCGGCGCGAGACTTCGTCCCGGGGCGCACTCAACGTCGGCCTGACCGTGGCGCTGCCGGCCGTCAACAAGCGCTACGGCCTGCGCCAGGGGTACCTGATGTCCTACCAGGCACCGAGCGGCCAGCGCATCCTGCAGCCGGCCGTTGCGCAGTTCTCCTTCGGCCGTTTGGAGCCGAGCAAGATCAGCTGACCAAGCTGGTAGCGTAGTCGTAGATAGCAGAAACCCCGCCTAGGCGGGGTTTCTTGTTGCGTCAGCGCGGCACTACCGGTCGGCCGCCGAACGTATCGCGGATCGGCATGATGACGCCGCCGCAGCCCGGCAGGTTCGGGAAGTCCACACGTGCGGCAAACGCCCCTACCGACTCGATGCGCAGGCATGCGTAGCGGTCGCCTGCGGCCTTCGCGGCCTTCGCTAGTGCGGTCAGGTATTCACCATTGAAGCCGGCCAGTTCGAGCGGCGCATCCTGGACCGGGATGATCGCGTCGACGTCGGGGTACTTACCGTCAATCTCCTCACACTTCAACGACTCGACGCCCACCGTTACCGTCAGCGAGCGCCCTTCGCCGCGAGCCACATACACGGACCCGCCGCCCTTGGTACGCTTTACCGCCCACTCCACCGCCTCGCGCGGCAGCAGAAGCGGCTCCGGTGCGACCTGCGTGTCATCACGTCGGCGCAGCATGAAGTGACCGTTGGTAGCCGTGCACAGGTAACCGTGCACATATACGCCGTTGAGGTAGTAGCGCACGTCTTTCTTGCCTGCGGCGTGGATGACGAAGGCCAGGGATTGGGCGGGAATGATGTACTGCATTGGTAGTTCCTCGGTTGGTGTGGAACTACAGTAACCACTTAGTTACGCCGTGTCAAGCGTCTAGAACGAAGAAGCCCGGCCAATGGCCGAGCTTCTAGTTTCGACCGTGGAAGGGTCTGTTACTCCGGGCGCAGGTGATAGCTGCCATAGTTGGCGATGCAGGCCAGCATCAGGCGGCGCTCGCCCGGGGTGAACTCCTGCAGCGAGGCGCCAGTGTCGCCGCGCGGCGCCACAGCGGCTTTCAGGGCGTTGAACTCGGCCGTACCGTGCGCCGAGGTGAAGTCGCGGCAGCCGGCCAGCAGGTCCTGCAGCCCGTCCTTGGCGTCCATCGCAGCCTCCTGGCTGGCCGCGACCAGCGCCTGCAGGTCGACGGTGCTGGCTGGCTGCGGCCGGCTCGCTGCCGGCTCGCTGCCGGCTTCCTGCGGCTCTGCGGCAGACTCGTCGCCGTCCGCCTGCGGTAGCGCGTGCGTCTCGGTAGCGACCTGCTCGGCATCCGCTGCAATGGCTGCTTCCACAACCGCCTGCGCCTGCAGGTGCCACTTGTACGCGGCTTCGTCACGGCCGCGCTTGGCGCGCCACCGGCCGTCGGCATTGAGCTTCTTAGGGGCGGAGTGCCAGTCGG